AAAGTATAAAGAAATATTATATAGACCATTTATATAGTGTGCTCAAAATGTCTGAATCAAATGTCCTAAAATGCTCAAATTGTAAATATACAACAATTAGGAGTTTTAATCTAAAAAGACATCATAATGCTAAACATAATAATGTAAACTTGTATAAATATATACAAACAGAAAAAATTGAAAAGGATATCCCTAAAAACGAAAAGGATATCCCTAAAAACGAAAAGGATATCCCTAAAAACGAAAAGGATATCCCTAAAAACGAAAAGGATATCCCTAAAAACGAAAAGGATATCCCTAAAAACGAAAAGGATATCCCTTATGAATATAATGTGGCTTTGCTAAATAAAAACTATAAAAAAGTTACCTTTAATGAAAACATAATTGAATGTAAAATAGAGCATGGAAAAAATAAATTATACCATTGTAAAAAATGCAACAAAGGATATAATCAACAGAAATATTTGATGAGTCATGAGAATAAATGTAATTTTGTCAATAATCTTACATGTCCTAAATGTATGATTTCATTCACAAATAAAAACAATAAGAACAGACATATAAAAGCTAACAAATGCAAAGCACGCAGTATAATATATGCAAGAATTCCAAAACAAAGTATAAATAATAATACAAATATATTTAATAATTGTATACAGAATAACAGCACACAAAATAATAATTGTGTACAAAACCATTTGCATATACATAATTATGGTAATGAAAGGCTTGATTATTTGGATTATGAAAAATATTTAGAAATATTTCAAAAAAATTATGACATACCAAGTATTATGACTAAGGAAATACATTTCAATAAGGAGTTTCCTGAAAATAATAACATACAATATAGTGACTGCAAATCTGCTTTCATTAGGATAGATGATAATTTTCTTATCAAAGATCTTACATCATTAGTTGATGAACTAATAACAGAAAAATCTAGGCTAATTCAATTATTTGCACAAGATAATAAGGAATCTATTTGCAATAAGATAAGTTCTGAAATATATGATCAAATCATAGAGCTTTTATTGAAACTTGTATGTCTTAGAAAACCTTCATCACAATATAAAAGACAAACCTCAATAATAATTGACATGATAAAGAATACCAAAAATCAAGATATAATACCAAAAGAATAGATAAATTGGGTAAATATCTTATTCAGTTGGTGTAATAATTTTCTATAATAAGACCCTTACTAATACAGTATTCTTCTGCATCTATATTTATTGTATAATCAATACCATATGGCATAATACCTACTAATATTTCATATATACTATGATCTTTAACATTGCCACAACACATCCATAATAGACAACTGTGTAAAGATATGTATACTTCATATTCATTAAATAAGGACATAACATCTAATACAAGATCAGATGTTCCTGAGAATCCAGACAAAGTTTTTTGATTATAAACATTCGCTGCAGTATAGTAATAAGAATTTTCATTCATTTTATAATATTCTCTTCCAGATTTCCATGGTATCATATTTTCACATACATTATTTTCTTCAAACCAAGCAATTTCTCTTTCACTTAATTTTGGGTAAATATCATTATTATCATATTGTTGTATTGTATCATTTGTATTTTTTTTCCTTGCAGGTACGTTGAATGGGAAATCTGTATTCTTTGATATACTATTTATACCATATTTTACCAAAGATGCGAACAAGCAAGGTAATGAATTCCCAGCTGATGTAATAAATTCAATCCCTTTATAATCTTTCACAAAAATATCATTATTTATAAACTTTATTATTTCATATTTTGATGAAATACCAAGAGATTTTTTTAATCTATCATATCTTTCCAATATTCTTCGCTCATGAATGTAATCTTTTACTATTGCATAAAAGTTTTCATCTAGCATAAGAGACATAATGATTTTACTACCATTTAGCCCAAACATATAAATGAATGTCATCATCTCTCTAATATTTCCTACTAGTGGTAATTGCTTTACATCACATTTTCTTACTTGTCCAGCTGAATATATATTGCCATTATGTAAGATATTTATGATATATTCTTCTCTATCTTCTATTTTGTACACATCACAGTATATTTCTAATAAATAATATATGTTTACACATATCTTTCTTAAGTATTGTTCTATATGAGAGAAATCACATATATCAATAGTGAGTGATTTATATTTATTCATTTGTGCATGTGCATATGTTTTATAGATGAAATACAGAAGCTTTCATTTTTTTAGCTAATTTGCATATTGTTTTATTATACTAGGTAAATTGTGTGCATATATTATGAATGATATATATAAAAAAATGAGTAATATATATTCATAACATACAATCAATATGTTAGGTATTATAAGCTTTTCAGACAGAATATCATATAATATCAAAAGTAATGAACATAAAGATGCAATTTTGGAACAATTAAATAGTTTGTATAATGTAAAAATTATTAAACGTCATCATCACAATCTTGATATAAATAACATGAAATGCATTACCTCTAAAAATCATTATATGAATTTGAGATCAAATGGTAATAGATACTATCTTTATTTTACATTATATAATGATGTTGAAATTATATATTTTATTGATAAAAAAATACACCCAGGCTACCAAAGACCTAGAATAATATTGGGAAGAGGTCTCTTTGCAAAATCCCTATTTAAAAATACACTACTTGATGGAGAAATGGTAAAGTGTAATGATAAAAAATGGACCTTTCTGATAAATGATATATTATGTTATGAAGGACAGTATCTAAATACTAAGCCATTACCAGAAAGATTAGAAATAATTTATAATATTCTAGATACACAATATACTCCAGATGAAACTATAGATGTGTGCAATTACAAAGTTAAAACCTTTTATTATGTATATAAAGAATCTATTGATAGCATAATTGATATGTCAAAAAAACTAAATTATACTTGTCGTGGAATTTATATGTGGCCAACTGATATTAAATATACTCCAAAACTATATAATTTTAATGAAAGCACAATTATAGATGTTGTAAGAAATACAAAAGATAAAACTGAGTTTCAGACAATTAAAGACAACCCTACTATAGATGATAGTAAATCATCAACTGAACAGCAAAATTTTGTTCATAAAAACTTTGAACAAAATGAAAAAAAGAATTTAGAATGTAATGAAGATGAAAAAATACTATATCTTGTAAAAACAAATGAACCTGACATTTATAAAATATATGAAACAGAAGATATTTTAAATAAACAAAGCATTGGAATTGCACTTGTGCAAACATTAGGTATCAGTAAACTTATCAGAAATGCATTCAAAGATAAAAATGTTATAACAAATATTCCATTCAAATGTGTTTATGATGCAAAATTTGAAAAATGGAAACCAATTGCAATCATTTCATAATGGCTTTGATACTTTCATGTGATTTATAGTTGCAAAGTTCAAAGTCTTCATATTTCAATTCATTTATCCATCGTAGTTTATCATCAATATTACTATTCAATTCTGGAACCACCTTTTTTATTAAAACACTTGGTAAATCATAAATATTTCTATTAACCTGGATATTTACTTGTTCTATATGTTCTTCATATATATGTGCATCACACAAAGATAAAGATATTTCATATACTGGAACATGAATAACAGCAGCTATAATTTGTGTTAACAAAGCTGTGCTTGCAATATTAAAAGGCAATCCTAAGAACAAATCAGAGCTACGCATAGTCATATGACATGATAATCCCTTTGAACTTTTATAGAATATATACATAATATGACAAGGTGGAAGAGCCATTTTATTTAAATCAAGTGGGTTCCAAGCTGTTAATACTGCCCTTCTACTATTATTGTCCTTTAACAATTCCTGGATTACATATTTAAGTTGATCAACATACTCATTATTGTCATACTCTATATCATAATCTCTTTTATATTTCTTTCCAAATTTTCGCCACTGCCATCCATATATAGGTCCTAATTCCCCTTCTTCATAATGATTTAATCCAACTTCATCTAAATATTCTCTTGATGAATTTCCATCCCATATATGTACATTTTTTTCTTTAAGTTCATTAGCATTTGTTGAACCTTTTAAAAACCATAATAGTTCTTCAACAATACCTTTGAAATACATTTTTTTTGTAGTAAGTAATGGAAATTTACTATTTATATCCTTAAAATTTATAAATGAACCAAATCTTGATATAACATTACCATTTCTTGTATGTTTATTTTCTCCATCTTTCAAGGTATCTTTTAACAATTCTATATAGCCCTCTTCGCATGAATAATACATATACTATTAATTTAACACATATAATTTTTATATCTGCACACAGTCTATAATGGTTTGTCAGATAGCTTTAATGGTTTATTATCTCTTAATAAATGTAATGGGACATCAACAATAGGTAAATCGCTTTTATTTGATTTTACTTGCTCATATTTTGCTACATGATCATCTTCCCATTCACTATTATTAAAAAAATATTCTAATTCAGGTGTAAACTCTTGTTTTCTTGCTTGTATAACTTCACTATGAAAACCATCCGCTTGATTTACCATATCGCCTTCTTTGTACATATTGATTTTAAATGTATTTGTGATGTTTAAATCATTCTTGTTATGATATTCATTATCATTTTGCCTTATATTAATATGTTGTTTTGGCGAATTCATATTGTTAATCTTGAACTCAAATGGAGGACATCTAACCTTATCAGTTCTATGGTTTATTACATTACAACCAGTATCATCAAAATAATACTTATTTAATAACAATAATATTATCAAAAATATTACAAATAATGAAAATATTATAAGTATTGTATTTCTACTCATCATCTAATATATTAAACCTTTTAAATTTTACACCCTTGAAAATTTAAAATGACGCAAAGGTCTGTAAAAAAAATCATTATAGGGTTATTACCACCTTGCATCTTCAAGATAATATGAAATTATGATTGGATACATCATTTAATGTATCTTATTGTTTGCTTCTATATAGATATAATGGTCTATATAATCCATTTATGAACCAACATATCTAGAATTATTTTTAGCTACTTAATAATATGAATTTCTGTATTATGTATTTCATTATCCATCTTCTCAGATAAGTCTTCCTGCAAGCAAATATACTAAAATATATCATCTAAACCATCAGTATTATGTACATAATATTTAACAGTAAGTAATCTTATAGTCTTGTGTTTTATGCAGCTTTATAATGGATATAATACAAAAAACGTACAATTTTGAATATTCAATTGTGTATATTAAAAATGTTTAGTATTTATAAAGAATATTATATTTATATTTTATGTCTTCTTCATCTGATAAAAGTGTTTATAGAGTAAATCATGATGATATTAATTTATATAGACTAGTAAATATAAATTATTTTGATACAATTCAAAATGTAAAATATTTAAATTCTGGAACATATGGTTGTGTATTTGTACCATCATTATATTCTATATCATCACAAAATGATCATCATCCTTCAATATCTTATGTATCAAAAATATTTAAAAATGATACTTTGATAAAAAGTCGTCAATTTTATAAAGATGAAAAAGATGGAATGGATTTAATGAGTGAAATAGATGATGATAGAAAATTTACATTGAATTATGAAATTTTAGCTTACCTTGATATAAAAACAAATACTTGGAAAAAATTGGAAAAAATAGATCCAATGGTTATAAACTTCAATCAACCAGATCAAAATAATTGTAAATTGATTAACATGAAAAATGAAGCTTATTTTTTGAATATAGAATATGGTGGAATACAATTTACAGATATTATAGTAAACAATTTTTTTTTAATTTTACATTCTTTTAAAGAATTAATTATTGGTATAAAAAATATGAATAAATATTTAATTCACAGAGATATCAAACCAGATAATATATTGGTTAATTTAAATACAAATAAGATCAGTTTAATTGATTTTGGAGTTCAAATAGATAGAGATAGCGCTTTTAAAATATGTAGTTTGGATCGTTTACAATGGCAATATCCTATTTATCCTCCAGAATTTACAATAATTGCTTATATGTATACATATAACTATACATTACCATATCAAATTGATGATGAATTCATAAAATTTTGCTTTAGAAATATTGAAAATTTCCATTTACCTATATTGAATAAATATATATTCTTCATGATAAATGATTTATTAGATGTAATAAATGATGTTAAAAGTAATAATCTAAATAGCGAGAAAAAAATTTGTAATTATTTTGATGCATCTAAAATAGATTTATATAGCATAGCAATATCATTTATCTGGAAAATAGAAATGCAAGCAAATATAATTGATATAAATAAAATATTGGAGTTTTTGTTTATGAATATGATACGTCCAAATTTTCAAAAAAGATTTGGTGCTGATGATGTAATAAATTATATTAACAAATTAATAAACCAACAAGGTGGGAAAAATGAAATTCTTCTCAAAGATAATGTAATAAGAATGGATAGTAAATCAAGACTAAAAAGTAAATCAGTAGTTTTACATTCAAAAATAGAAAATGAATTTGAAAATGAATTCAAAACATGGACTACAGAAAAAAAAATAACATTAGCAACTTTCATAAAAAGTTTAAATTTATTTCAAAATTTTAAAATAAAAGACTTCATTAATGAAACAAATTATAATAAGTTCATGAAAAAATGTGAATTATTGATATTGAAAAATAAAAATAAAATAGATATAAATAATCCTCAACAATTTAGCTGTAATGCATTCAAAGAAAGCATTGCACCTTTAATAAATAAAAAGGGTACAGGTAAATTAAATAATATATCAAAAATAACAGATTTGAAAACTGATAGGGTAAGAAGAAGAGAAATTTTTACAAAGATAAAGAAGTCATTACATTCATGAATTTTATTCATCATTTATGAATTCTATCTTTTGTTTTACTCCATTTGCACTTTTTTCTTCAACAATTTCTATCTTTTTGTTGTCCTGATAATACTCAACATTATATCCATGACTATTGTAGTATTTCAAACGAGCATAACCTTTTCTAATAAATACTGAAAATTCATCTAATATGTCTATGCATAATGGTGTATATTTCCTCTGTTCAGGTCTTTCTCTCAATATTCTACCAATTGATTGCTGAATATCTGATATAGGACTTGCAAAGATAATTGTATTCAAAGATGGAACATTAAATCCTTCTGATGCTAGTTGATATGTAGCCAGTATAATTTGTTTTTCAGCTGATTTATTCAATTGTTCTTGTGTCATTCCACCTACATAATAACCATAATCAATTAACTTGCTTTCAATCATTAATGTTTCAATATCCTTTAATTGGTTTCTTCTTTCACTTAAAATTAGAATTCTCCTATCCTTATCTTTGTTCAATATACTTATTAATAAATTTACAACGTATTCTGTTCTTGGTTTATAAGAGCAAATATTATTTATCATAGATGCAATATTTTCTTTCCCATTCCATAACAGTTTTACTGTACAATAATCAATATGTGTCTCAAAATATTTATGGATTTCTACATTCACATCTGCATTTTCTTTATTTTTTATATTATATACTGATTTCCCTATATAATACTCAAATACACATCTCATTCCATCCTTGCGATTTAATGTTGCAGATAATCCCAATATAATTGGATTATTCAAATTCTGAAATGCTTGACTAAATACTTGTGCTCCTGTATGATGTACTTCATCTATTATTACAAAACCTATGTCTTTGAATATTTCACTTGGATATTCTCTCATAGCTAGAGATTGGAGTGATGCTATAATAAAATCTTTATCCTTAACATCTACCTTATTTTGTTTGATTTTACCTACCTTTGCAGATGGGGCAAATTCCTTTACAGTATCCAAAAACTGTTGATTCAAGAAATCTTTGTGACTTATAAACATAGTCTTTGTTTTCAATTGGCATGCAATATATAAACTCATTATTGTTTTACCAAAACCACATGGTACAGATATTATTCCACCCATTACATTTGGATCTAATGCAGCTTTTAAAAAGTTGTTAACAGGCTCAATTTGTGTTTCTCTTAACGTTCCCTTAAATTCTATATTACATTCACTACCCTTTTGCAATTTATTTAGAGATGGACTGCCAAATTTTTGAAATCCGTAATATCTAGGCACATACAACCTGTTGGCATTTTCTTTATAAAGATGAAATATTTGTTCCTCTTTTCCAGACGACATATTGAAATTTTTATAAGGCTTCATAGTTAAATCTTTTTTAATATTTTCTATTTGTTCAGCATCTAACATGGTCTTTAAAATGCCATATCCATTACTAGATAATATTGAAAACATATAATATATTTTACCATATATAGTAATAATTCATTTTTTTATATGAATTATAGTAGAAATGATTATAAATTCTTTGAGAATTTTTACTATTATATTACTATTTGCTATAATATTACTACCTGATGTTAATTATTCTAAATTTTTCAAGAACTCAACTGTACAGTTATATTTAGCCTTTATTGTACTAATAATTTTAGTACTATTTGATAATATTATTGGCTTTTTCTTAGGGATATGCTTATTAATGTTATATTTTAAATTGTATAGTAAAGAATTGAAGAATACATCTTCATCAATAGATAAAAAATTACATGAATGTCCTTGTGAAAATAAAGAAAAAATTGGTGATTTTAATACATATATTCCTAAAACTGATCACATAAATAATGAAATTATTATGGAAAAAAATGTTCTTATACCATTTGTATCTGAAGAACACTTAATTGCAGCACAAAATAATATTATAGATGTTAATAATTATAATATGGAAGTATTAGGTATTCAAAAAGGATATGGATCACAAGGGTTGAATAATGAACACTTGCATTTACTTGGTTATGATGTTAAAAATGTATCTATTGGTTCTTTGCAATATGATATTTACTAAATAAAAATATGTATATAATATAGAAAAATGAACATAATGGGAATGTTTTTTAATGAAAAATTTGTTTCAGAAAGCGAAAACAGCGATACTGTTAAGACTGTTTTCACTATATTAGGATTTTCTATTTTGGCTATTTTTATTTCTATTATTTTATACTGGGCTTACAATACCAAAGATGGATATGATAATGGTAAGAATATATTCAATTCTATATATTCATTTATATTTTTGACATATTGTTGTATAATTTTAACATTAACAGTTATCAACAAAGAAATATATGACTCTACAACATATATTTTGATATTAGGATTAACTATTTTTATGATGTTCTTAACATTTTTCTTGGGAATGTTTTTTATTTTGAATAAGTATGTTTTCAATTCATATAGTAGTTATAAAAATCAATCCTATTATAATAATAGATATGGTTAAATATATTCTAGAAAGGAAAATGCATACAAAACAATACATAGTATAATATATTTCAAATAAATGTCATAATTAATTAACATATCTTGTATAAATTGTGGTGCTCTTTCATAAATAGTTTCCAATATGATTGTATGAAATATTAAAATAACTACAATAACTATTATTAATATTTTTTTAATAATTTCCATATTAAAATAATAATATGGAAATTGATTATTATAGTTTATCATATATTTATTTTGCTGTATAGGCTGCATAGGCTGCATAGGTTGCATCTGTTGTATGGGTTGCATCTGTTGTATGGGTTGCATAGGCTGCATAGACTGCATAGACTGCATAGGCTGCATCTGTTGTATGGGTTGCATAGACTGTGCATTTTTTTTTGACATGTTCAATTCCTCTTGAAATTCATTTAATACATCTTGTACCATAGGATCATTTAAATCACCTATATCATCATTCATCTGTTGTGTCTTTAATGGTAGGTTATTTATTGGTGTAGACATAGACATTACTTTAATCTAATGTTATATTATATTTTGATAATCAATCATATTACGCAATCATGTAAAAAATCTGGAAAATATACCATAATCTATAATCTTATTTTCTGGATTATCATTAATACTATATGATTTATATATCTTATCATTTCTATTACATTTTACAGAATATGGCTTATATTTATAACAAGTATCTTCTATTTGAAATACTTTATTTTTCATTTCTTTCACATCTGGTGCAAAATATATAACACAATTGTCTTTGCAAACTCTTCTGAATACAATTGCTAATGCTAAGCCAAATAAAGCACTGACAACAATTTGCCCTTCTTTTTCATAAAATAATCTGTGAATAGCTATTGTTAAAGCAGATTGTTCTTCTATAGCCATTATCAGTTGTACTTTATCTAATTTAATGAAATTTAAAAATTATGCAATTGGTTGAGTTATAGCATCAGATGAGCATTTTACTTCTTCAACATTATATTTATAACATATATCTTCATCATTTTGATATAATACTTTATTTGCATTATATGGTGTAGGATATTTGATTATAAGTCTAGGTTTAGGTGATGAAATATATACATAAAAAATACCAAGAGCAAATGCAATAAAAAAACTAAACCAATTCATTCTAAATACCTTTTCCTCTTTCATAAAGTGTTTGTTCTACTATAATTGTTTTTTTTTATTAGTTTTCTTTAATTTTGGGTCATTTATGCATCTTCCTGTCTGTGGATTTAATATTTTACCTTCTGGACATATTTTTTCTGCTTTTACAGGTTTATCAGGTTTAGCAGGATTAGCAGGTTTAGCAGGTTTAGCAGGCTTAGCAGGCTTTTTATTTGGTGATAAGGTTCTATTATCATTAATTTCAATATCACAATATGAATATAATTCTGGAACAATCTTGATATCAGGTCTTTTGAGTTTTATTAAATCTAATAATAATACTCTTGCATCATGATGATTAGAACTAAGCCATTTTTGTTTTAATTCACCTCTAGTCTTAATATATATATCATATTCTATATTATTTTTAATTCTATTATTGTCATATAATGATATATATTTATTATATTTCTGGTTTTCAATATCATCATTCTGTTTTTTCTTTTTGAAAAAATCTAATATCATATTTTTTGTAATTTTAGTCATATGATTATCATATGACTTATTATTTTCTACATGATCTAATATAGATAATTCAATATTTCTCAATATATTCATTTAATATATAAAGATAAAAATAATCATAGATTAAGGTAATATAATATCTTCAAACATGCTTTTATAAAATGTTTTTAAACTTTCTGCAGGACTCAATTGCTCTTCATATAAACTTCTTGGCACATATTTCACTACTACTTTGTCTTTAGGGCATATTTCCTTGTTATTATAATAACCTTGTATAATTAATAAACATCCAATAAATAACAAGAATATGGCTATTGCTTTCATATCTTAATAGTACATTACATAAAAATTATTCAACACTATCCTTTGATAGAGTTTTTTTATTAAGATTATGAGCACTCCAAGTATCTACCTCTTCTATACTTTTCTTTATTTCAGACATATTATTAGCATCAACCTCCTTATTTTCATTAATATGAACACTTTTTCTTTCTTCAAACAATACATTCTTATCATCAATATTCTTCTTATATTCCTTCATCAATGTATTTAGCTGTGATTCTGCATATTCTTGGTTTTCAAGTGTATCTGGATTTGGTGACCAAGGACACCAACAGCCAACTTGTGCAATGTAAATATTAAATTTACTGTCAATCTTCTTTAAAAATTCACTACGGTTTTTAGCTTCTTCAATTGTATCAAAGACACCTCTTACTTTAATACCACGCATAGTAGTTATGAAATTATTGTCTTTATGAAACTCTGACTCTATGTCATTATAGTTCATAGATTTAAAGAAATTATATTGTTCATTCAAATCTTTGCAATTAAAAATGTATGAATGATTTAGCTTGATAGTATCAATAAGTTCTTTTGAATCTGGATATTTTGAAGAAATCCCGTCAATTAGTGTTTTGATATCTTTACTAAATTGATCCAGGAATTTGTTAAAATAATATATTTCCTTATTGATCAAAGCATCTTCTGGACTTATAAAAGACAGAAGAACAAAATTTTGCCCACGAATAGGTTTATCTTCATCCAAATAATCAATTTCTTTTGTACTTACAATATTTTTATCAGTCATATTATAATATAAAATAAAATAAATCTTATATACATTTTTTATACGTAAAAAAATCTCATATTATAGTATAAAGAAGGAATAAATGGAATATTCTATTGATGTTTGGGAAGCTATGATTCGTATTGTTAAATATGCTTTTGAAGGATTTATGGTTGCACTTGTAGCTATAATACTTCCTAAGTCTAAACTAGAATGGGGTGAAATATGGTTCTTAGCTTTGACAGCTGCATGTGTATTTGCTATACTTGACCTCTTAGCCCCTTCTGTTTCATCTGGAGCTCGTCAAGGTGTTGGATTAGGAGCTGGTTTCCGTTTAGTTGGTTTCCCTGCTTGAATATAATATATTGATTTTTTTTATAGTGATGGTATTACTTCATAATTTAATTCCTTACAAATTTTCTTCCATATTTGGTCCTGTACATATAATTTCTCCCTACTTTTTAATAATGGGAAATATTTAAGATATTCATTTAATCCTAATATCTGAAAAAATTTATATAAAACATAACTGTACGACAAAAAATTCTTTCTATCTTTTGGACAGTGTTTTAAGAATGGTGCTTGAATATTTCTAAACATATTACATAATTTATCTTCCAGTTCAGGACTAAATTGTGGTGTTGGTATACCATTTATTCTATTAATTATGTAATTTATATGTTCATAATATTTATTGATTCTTAGTCTCTTTAAAATATCCCTCATTTTTGTATATGTTATAGTCTTTGTATCTGTAATTTTTTCCTTTTTAATTTCATTCAAAATTCTTTCAAATATTTCATCTGGAATATCTGTACTTTCCTTACCTTGCACTTGATTACACCATTCTCTAAAATGATTAATTCTCTTGTAACTAAAATGAGATGTATCCTTTGTATTTTGTTTCAATATAGGACGATTTTGCTCAACTAATAATAGTTCCTGATATCCACATACATCACAAATCATAATGGCATCATATTGAAGACAAATCATAGAGCTTTTACATACCTTACATATTTCAATTTCCTCTTGATCTATATTTCTAACATATTGTTTATTTATTATTGACATATATTTATCAACTAATACACTTTTATCAATTATATTATCTTGTTCTGTAATACATTCATCTAGAGCCAGATGATTTGATTGAACTATATTTGGTATATTTTTTGCAATTTCCTTGACTGTATCTTTTGATACAAATGTTTCATTATTATTTGTATTATTTAATGCATCTAATACATTTAAAGAATTTGGTATCTTTTTTCTTTTTTTTAATTCATTTTTGTAATTCTTTACTATATTGATTTTAATATTATTAGATAGTGAATTTGGAATTAAATCATTATTGATGTTTGATTGCTTTTCTACTGTTTCATAATATTTGAATAAAATATCACTAGTATTTTTATAGTATTCTATTTCATCATAACTATCTAGTTCCTGTAATTTATTTTTTAACTCAATAATTTTTTCCTTTAATTCTATATTGGATGACCATAATGAATTATATATATCTGCTGATAATTTTGAATTTTCAATATCAGAATATATGGAATTACTAATAGTTTCATATTTTGCTAGATTTTCTTTACATTCAGTTTTTTCTTTATCTATACTTTCAAATTTTTTAATCATTTTATTATGAAGAGCATCTAATGTTGATAATTCATTATTTTCTATATTTAATTTTTTCTTGGATGATTTTTCCTTAAACATCTATATAATCTTGATTATAGTTATGTTTTATATAATCAAAATCAGCTATATATATAATTAGGTAATGTAACTGAGTAATAGAGCGGAAACTCTATGAATTACAGAAATATTGAAAGGAAATTATAATAATATATCTAATATTCTTCGTATTCAAGCACATATTTTTTTCTCCTATTATAGTATAAAGAATATAGCATAAATGGGAGGTGGTCTTCTTCAACTCGTAGCATATGGTGCACAAGATGTTTATTTGACTGGTAATCCTCAAATTACCTTCTTCAAGGTAGTATATCGTCGCCATACTAATTTTGCAATGGAACCTATACAGCAAACCTTTAATGGAACTCCAGGATATGGTAATACAGTTTATTGTCAAATATCACGCAATGGAGATTTAATAAATCGCATATATTTACAGACAAAGATACCTGGTCTTTCAAATGCTGTTGGAAGCCCTAAATATGTAAATTATTTAGGTTTACGTATGATTAAATCTGTTGTAATAGAAATTGGTGGACAACAAATAGATAAACATTATGCTGATTGGTTATATATATGGAATGAACTTTCCTTACCTAGTGGAAAGAGATATGGGTATGATATGATGGTTGGCGCTGATTCTGATATGGTATCAGGAGTTAGTTCAACAGATGGAACATATTTATATATTCCATTAGAATTTTGGTTCTGTAGAAATGTTGGTCTTGCCCTTCCATTAATTGCTTTACAATATCATGAAGTTAAACTAAAGATTGAATTTGAAACTAAAGAAAAATGTGTAGCATCTGGTACAGTTGCAAGTGTTCCAGAATTTACTGAAGCTGCCATATGGGTTGATTATTTATTCTTAGATACAGATGAAAGACGCAGATTTGCCCAATTATCACATGAATATCTCATAGAACAATTGCAATTTACAGGTCAAGAATCACTAAATGTAGGAAAAAATCGCATCAAGCTCAACTTCAATCATCCTTGCAAAGAATTAGTATGGGTTGCTGCTAAAAAAGATGCTGAATCATCTAAATATTGGTATAATTATACTAATTCTAATTTATTCAATATGGATGACTCTATGTCAGACTCTAAAAATGCATTTTCATCATCACCTACAAATCATATTTATGGAATACAACCTATTAGCAGTGCATCAAATCCATTCAAATCTTGCTTATTACAATTAAATGGTAATGATAGATTTGCTGAACGTAAGGGTACATACTTTAACTATGTACAACCATATCAACATCATACAAATATCCCTATGAACAAGGGTATCAATGTTTATTCATTTGCTTTGAAACCAGAAGATCATCAACCAAGCGGAACACTCAATATGTCCAGAATTGATACTGCTGTTCTTTCAGTTGATGCATCCACACCATATAAAAGTGATGGAGGTGAAACAACATATGATAATATAAATATTTATTCTGTAAATTATAATGTCCTCCGTATTCTTTCTGGTATGGGAGGTCTTGCATATTCAAATTAATAAATTTCATCTAATTCGCTTTTTTATAACACGAGTAATTCTTGCTTTTTTTTTCTCCTATTATAGTATAAAGAATATAGCATAAATGGGAGGTGGTCTTCTTCAACTCGTAGCATATGGTGCACAAGATGTCTATTTGACTGGTAATCCTCAAATAACTTTCTTCAAGGTAGTATATCGCCGTCATACTAACTTTTCAATTGAAGCAATACAACAAACTTTTAATGGAAACCCTGGATATGGACAAAGAGTAACTTGTCAAATATCTAGAAATGGTGATTTAATACATCGTATGTATTTGGCTCTTGATATGTCAAATAATGATGAGGAATTGTGCCCATTTTTTGGATTAAGATTGATAAATTATGTCGAAATTGAAATAGGTGGTCAAAAGATAGACAAACATTACTCACATTGGTTATACATCTGGAATGAATTATCTCTTCCTGTTTCTAAGAGAGAGGGATATAATGATATGACTGGTGCTAAAGGTGGCGTAATTACTGATATGCTTTATGTTCCTCTTGAATTTTGGTTCTGTCGCAACGTTGGTCTTGCACTTCCTTTAATTGCCCTTCAATATCATGAAGTAAAGATTAATATCAATTTTGAAACTGCTGATAATTGTAAGGGAACAGCAACAGCTCCAACTAAGGGTTTTACTGCATCACTATGGGTAGATTATATTTTCTTGGATACAGATGAAAGACGTAGATTTGCCCAATTATCTCATGAATATCTAATTGAACAACTACAATTCACCGGACAAGAAGCTGTTTTAAGTGGAAATATTAAGCCCAAATTATCTTTCAATCATCCTTGCAAAGAATTGGTTTGGGTAGCACATGTTAAAAATTCTAATCAGGTAACTACAAATAATAATTGGTTTAACTATACTACATCTTCATCAGGTGTATCTGCAGTACCAGCAACTTATGACACTATTAAAGCTGTAATTGGCAATAGTGCTATTACCTCTCTTAATCCTGTAGCTAATGCTAAATTAGTATTAAATGGTAATGATCGATTTGCACAGAGAAATGGTTCATATTTCAATTTAATACAACCATTCCAACATCACGAAAATATTCCATCAAATGCTGGTATTAATGTTTATTCATTTGCTCTTAAACCAGAAGAACATCAACCAAGTGGAACACTCAATATGTCAAGAATTGATACTGCTGTTCTTAATTTAACTATGACTTCTGATAGTACATATACTACTGCTATGACTGCTGGAAATGTTAATTTATATGTTTATGCTGTAAATTATAATGTCCTGCGCATTCTCTCAGGTATGGGAGGTCTTGCATATTCAAATTAAAAACATTAGTATTTATTTGCATACATTTATTAAGCACATAATTATGTTCTCTTTTTTTTTCTCCTATTATAGTATAAAGAATATAGCATAAATGGGAGGTGGTCTTCTTCAACTCGTAGCATATGGTGCACAAGATGTTTATTTGACTGGTAATCCTCAAATAACTTTCTTCAAGGTAGTATATCGCCGCCATACTAATTTTTCAATTGAAGCAATTGAACAAACACCAACAGGTAATAATGCATTTGGTTCACGCGTTAGTGTGCAAATAACACGTAATGGTGATTTAATACATCGTGTTTATTTTAATGGCACTATATTTAATAAAAATTCTTCAAAACCCGTACCTTTGGTACCTAATTTTGGACAAAAATTATTGAAAACAATTGAATTGGAAATTGGTGGACAAAGAATAGATAAACATTATGCTGAATGGCTATACATTTGGAATGAATTAACTCTTCCACCTGGAAAAAAAGAAGGTTATTACACTATGGTTGGTGCTGATAAATATAATCGTTGTATTGAATTAGCTGCAAATAAATCATATGAAATGTATGTTCCATTAGAATTTTGGTTCTGTCGCAACGTTGGTCTTGCACTTCCTTTAATAGCCTTACAATATCATGAAGTTAAAATAAATATAGAATATGAGAGTGCTTCAAAACTTGTTGATAAAAATCCAGGAAATTATACTAATGTTCAAGATAAAATAGATAGCAATCCCAAGGAAAACAGTGATGCAGGCTTCACAGATAGTACTGATTTGGTTCTTAATGATGCCAAATTATGGGTAGATTATATTTTCTTAGATACTGATGAAAGACGCAGATTTGCTCAATTATCTCATGAATATTTGATTGAACAACTTCAATTCACAGGAACTGACAGTATTTCTAAGAGTTCTGATCCTACCTCTATGAAGAGCTTACGTATGAATTTCAATCACCCTTGCAAAGAATTAATTTGGGTTGTTCACAATAATGATGATAAAGTTTATTGGAACAATTTCTCATCAGCTGGAGGATCTTCTGCAAGCAATGATTATTTAGCATCATCAAATCCTGTTATGCGCTCTAAGATTATGCTTAATGGTAATGATAGATTTGCTGAACGTAATGGTAGTTATTTCACATTAGTTCAACCTTATCAACATCACATGAATACACCTGATGTTTTCCACGGAGGTATTAATGTTTACTCTTTTGCTCTTAAACCAGAAGAACATCAGCCAAGTGGCACTCTTAATATGTCTCGTATTGACTCTGCTGTTCTATCTATGTCATCATCTATTGATGGAACAGTATATTTGTTTGCTGTAAATTATAATGTCCTCCGTATCCTTTCTGGTATGGGTGGTCTTGCTTATTCCAATTAATTCATTATTTATTTTTCTTTACCATTTTTTGAAATTTCAAATGTTAATGTTGCTATGTAAATCTATTCAAACATTTGTTACTTTTTATATTTTTGCAAAGTGATCATAGATAGACTAGTGTAAATGATAATGTATTATAACCTTGTAATATATTTACTTACCAGACAAAAATAATAAAATATGAAAAGATACAATTTTTATATGTCAAAAGGTGTAAAATACAAGAATTTTCCTATATGAATAAATGCACATTATTTTATACAGATGTTTTAGTAATGACATTGATATCTGGATTTTTATAAGCTAGTGTATTATACACATCCTTTACTTTGTTTTCAAAATTTATTTTTATTTTTTCTAAATCTACGTTTATTTTATTATTCAATCTAGTTACTTCAACAAACTTAGTCTTCTCATATTCTTCTTTTATAAAATCTATATCCTTAATCATTTTGGTCTTATTCATATCAATCTTAAATAATTGAACATCTTTCATGTTATTTAATATGGTTGTCTCTATATCCTTTTTATTATTCATTTTAATAAGTGTCAGCTCTTTTTCCTTCTCCATTTTTTCAAGTTTAATATCAAACTCATGTTTATATTTTTGAAGCTTAATTATATCACTATTGCGTATATCTTCCAGTATATTTATATTATCATTTATATCTTTATTATATTCCTTAATTTTTGAACTAAATTCTTTGAAAATTTCATCATCAATTTTATCCTTTAAACCATATAAATTTATTAAATCAATCTGTTTATTATATAACATTATGTACTTTATTATCATATTCTGTATATTTTTTAACTTTTCCATTATTTCTCTATAATTTTTAAATCTTATTATACTACTTAATATTGTTACTATTGTTCCCATTACAAGCATTAAGATATTTATAGATAATGTAAATGTACCTACATCTATCAATATTGCTTCAATATTGTTTTTCATATATTCTGTTAATGTAAGCCTTATAGCTTCTATAAATGTAGATAGAGCAGATAGGATCATTATAGCTAATGATATGCTATTATATTTTTTACATATCTTATCATATTTTACACTTATTACAAAATAGTCTTGATTTAATTTTTTTTTATAACCTTCAATTTGTTCAATTAATATATCAGCATTTGATTTGTTGCTATCTTCATCTACCCTTATATTTAATGCATTTTGAGTTTTCTTATATTCTTCAAAATTTTCATATACTTTTATTGCTGGTTGTAATATAGGTGATATTATCCTATTAAGATCATTATCTACTGATTTTTCATTTTTGCTTGCAAATCTTTTAAAGAATTTTTTTAAAAATTTACTTTTACTTTTCTCATTTGCAGTTATTTCAATACTTCCATTTAAAGAATTATTACTAGATTCTTCTGGCATATTATTCCAGATATTGTTTGTTTCAGTAGTTAATGGTGTGTCTGGTTCCTTATGTATAGGTAATAAATGATTTTCATTTTTAACTAATGCAACATTTACAAAAGTTGTTTTGCTTGGTATATTTGCTGTATCACTTGATGCTTGGTTTTCAAACATATTTATTTTTTCACACTCTTTAATATTATTCATCATAATAAATTGTGTACTCTCATTATTTTCAATAGCTATATTGATAGGTTCTTCTGTTGATATAAGTTCTTCTGCTACTACAATAGGTTCTTCTGCTACTACTGTTAGTTCTTCTGCTACTACAATAGGTTCTTCTGCTACTGCTGTTAGTTCTTCTGCTACTACTGTTAGTTCTTCTGCTACTACAATAGGTTCTTCTGCTACTGCTGTAGGTTCTTCTGTTATTCCTATAGGTTCTTCTGCATTTACAATAGGTTCTTCTGCTACTGCTGTAGGTTCTTCTGTTATTCCTATTGGTTCTTCTGCTACTGCTGTTAGTTCTTCTGCATTTACAATAGGTTCTTCTGCTACTGCAGTTAGTTCTTCTGCATTTACAATAGGTTCTTCTGCTACTGCTGTTAGTTCTTCTGCATTTACAATAGGTTCTTCTGCTACTGCTGTTAGTTCTTCTGCATTTACAATAGGTTCTTCTGCTACTGCTGTTAGTTCTTCTGCATTTACAATAGGTTCTTCTGCATTTACAATAGGTTCTTCTGCATTTACAATAGGTTCTTCTGCATTTACAATAGGTTCTTCTGCTGTTACAATAGGTTCTTCTGCATTTACAATAGGTTCTTCTGCTGTTACAATAGGTTCTTCTGCTGTTACAATAGGTTCTTCTGCAGTTATAATAGGTTCTTCCGTTGTTACAATAAGTTCTTCTGCTACTACAATAGGTTCTTCTGCAGTTACAATAGGTTCTTCTGCTGTTACAATAGGTTCTTCTGCTGTTATAATAGGTTCTTCCGTTGTTACAATAAGTTCTTCTGCAGTTACAATAGGTTCTTCTGTAATTGTTCCATCATTATTTTCAGTAACATCTATGTTGTTATTATAGAGTATTGATGATGATATTTTGAATTCCATACTGCAATTATAGAATAAAAAAATTAAATTTTGATATAATATCTAAACTTCAACAGTTTTGATTTATTATCTTTTATAAATGTCTTATATTTTTCATCCCATATTATACACCATTCTGCGCGACTATAATTACTCATTTTTAATATATAATTTGATGACGACATATATGGACGTCTCATAGTTTTACCACCAGTTACAAAGAATACCATGTCTAAAACATTTTGATACATAACCCATTCATATGAATCACAAGAAAATTCCATAAACCATCTAAAACCATCACTAGGACGTATCCTAGATAAATTCATGTAATTTCCTATTATCATAAGACGCTTTATATGATGTAAATATCCTGATGAAAATGCTTCAATTATAGCATCATCTACTGGTTTAATACCAGTATTTCCAATATACCATTTACTATCTATTTTTTTATTATTATTAAAGTAGTTCTGTGAAAAATCAGCAAATAAATAGCAATAATGTTGGTATTCACGCCAAAAAAGTTGTCTTATGAATCCTTCATAGCTATTCAAAGGTATTTTATTTTTATATTTTTCAATTTTGTTAATTATATCTAATGGATTTAACAATCCAATATTTAATAATGTTGATAACATAGAATGATACATATATGGGTTGTTAACATCAATATAATCCTGATAATTACCAAAAAATTTGAATTTATGTATAATGAAATGTTCCAACCATTTTGAAGCATCATTATGTGTTATAGGAAAAATAAATGAGTCAACTATACCATAATTGTTTGAAAAGTTTTTATTTACATATTTGATAGCATCCATTATATATTTTTTTGATAGACCAATTTTTATGTCTTCAAATGGTTGCTTTATATTATTATTGTTGTTTGGTATTTGTCTATTGAATTTATCTTGCGATTTTATATTTGGTATAATATTTAATTGTTTTTTGGACCACATATAAAAAGCATTAAAAAAGAATTTATTTGTTTTTTGTCTATATTGATTAATTCGTTCTATAGACAATAGTAAATTTGGTGTGTATCTTTCATATATTTTTATATTTTTAGGTAGACCCAATATATCTAATTTATTTATAGGATAATAGATTGTATATTCTTTACTTTTATCAAGAGGTGTATCATAATTTACATAATATACATCAAACCCATTTGACTTTACACCCTTGAAGATTTAAAATGGCACAAAGTTATGTAAAAAAATATTTTTATACAAGTTTATTACTCTGTGTCTTCAAGGCTTTCTAATAATTATTAGAAAGGTAAATTATGGTTGGATACATCGTGTAATGTATCTGATTGATTGCTTCTACATAGATATAATGGTCTTTTTAACCCATTTATATGATTATAAGCTATTTTATAAATGTTTTTAGCACCATTAACATCTCTGTTCCATAATCCACAACCGCTCTTACAGCGTAATAGACCATGTACTAAAGCATCGTAGTCTTTCCAAGGTTTTGGGCTTTTTCTTACCATAAATGTTTTACATTCTCCTCCTTCACAATTACAGCATTTGCAACTTGTTCTATACTCATCTACCAAATATGTATTATAACCAGATTTTCTAAATAATGTTCTCATACCTTTACCCTTAATAGGTTCTTTATATTTCATATGATTACGTTGCTCAAAATCACCAAAACATATTACAACATCATCAGGATTTCCAAATATTTTCTTAAACTTATTTATCATCTTCTGCTCGTTTCTTTTTCTATTGATGTATCCATTTAATTTCAATTTTCTGAATATATATCTTTCATAAAACTGGAATAGTTTCTGATTGATTTCATTCTTCTTTTTGATATATTCTTTGTATTTATTTATATCCAAAGATTTCTTATTATATTGTGATAGTTCAGTTTCGTAGTCTATTATAGTCTTTCCATCAATCTTTTCTTTTTTAAACTCCAATATGAGTTTATTATACTTCTTACTTTTAGTTTCTTTTCTTCTGCTATCTTGAGTGTATCTAAAAGTAGTAGCATCTTTACAACATCCATCAACACAATAAATGATATCACATTTTCCTGGGTCTATTGCAACTATCTTCTTATTTTGTAAAGGAGTATAATCATTTAATTCATCAATATATAGTTCTTTTGATATGCTGGTATTTTTAGGTTTTGAAAACTTATCTATTAAGTCATCTCTTATTAACAAGATAGAACAACTTACACCATCAGTTTCTATCATATGATGAAATGAATATCCTTCTCTCTTAAAGCATTTCCTTTGTGTCCTAAAGAAAAAATCCCATATCTCTGCCTTCTTTTTCTTTAGATTACCCTTTGATAAGTAGTCATCTTTTTTTCCTTGCTTTTTTCTTAACAGAAGATTTACTATGGTTGTGCTATCAAGAGTAATATGTTTTGGTATGACGTCTGACCTCAAAGGAAAAACATTATTTATATTAAATCCTTCTCGTTCTATATGCTTCATCATATAAATCATACAAGGAAGGTAATCAAACTGATTAGAATGTATATCATAATGAATGCTATTTTTAGCAAAAATCTTATTAGGTATGATATATTGCTTTACATTATTAATCCAAGTGTGATACATATGATGCGATTTATATTCATCGTTTTCAACATTAAGGATATCATTTTTAATCTTCCGTAATTGAGAACATAACTTATTTATTCTGTTATCTTTCTCTTTTTTAGTAAAGTTTAGTCTTCTTATTTTGTTAATGATGTATTTCTTCTTCCAACATACATTAACGAAACGCTCTATATATTCAACATAATGTAATTGAATATTGTTTTTATACATAATAATGATATCATCTGCTAAATAGTCCAGAATAGTATTCATATGGGTATATGTAAGTTTATCATCTTGTCTTAATGGTTTGTAATGTTCTTCATAAAATGAATTGAGTGTTTCTTTTAACACTTTAGTTTCATCTGATGGTGGTCTTCCTGAACCACCTTTGACACATACTATTTTCAGACAATTGACTACAAAAGAATGGTCTATTTCTGATATAGTATTGTGTTTGTTATAATAGTCTAATAAATACAACTTCATAAACATCAATCCATGAATTACAATCTTATGAGCTCTCATAACAGCATCATTAATTTTAGGTAAATTAATTTCAGGATGTTTAAGGACATATTTGATAGGTAGTTTGACACCTTTGTAGAAGTCAGGGGGCTTCTCTTTAATGTTATTCATCTATTATTAGGGTGAGAAAATATATTTTTAGTGTTTTCGTGTTCTATATAATATTATAGTCTAATCTTTATATAGATTTTGGAAAAATAAGGTTATAGGATTAGAATAGATGTGGGTATTTTGCTATGAATTCTTCCCATTGTTGTCTGAGTTCAGGATCTTTCATTGATTTTGTTTTATTTTTATAGTTTTGTTTTTGAGTACTGACCCAACTTTCTAATAAATATATATCTCTATTTTTATTAGATTTTGATGGTAGTTTATTGTTATCTTGAATATATCTTATAACACAATTTAATTTATTATTCCATATCTCTTTATTTGTCATAAAATATAAGTGATACTTATTAACAAAGTCTTCCCATTTTTGTCTAATTGAATACACTTTCATAATTTCTTTATTATCTTTGTAGTTCTTTTTTTGATGAACTATCCACCTACCTAATTGTTTGATATCTTTATCTTGATTTTCTTCAGATGGTAATTTATTATTTTCATCAATATATTTCATAACATTATGTAGTTTATTGTTCCATAATTCTTCATTTGTCAAAAAATGTGATTTATATTTATTAATAAAGTCTTCCCATTGTTGTTTGATGATAGTATTTTTCATAGAATATTGATTATTTTCATAATTTCGTTTTTGAGTACATATCCAACGTGCCAACGATACAATATCTGTATTAATATCATTATGAGAAGGTAATATATTATTTATAATAATA